TGCAGTAACAGCAACAGCAGTATTAACTAATGGACAACTTCTTATTGGAGATGGAACAGGAGATCCAACAGTAGGAACACTAACAGGAACTTCCCCTATTGGAATAACTAATGGTGCAGGTTCTATAACGATAGCTGCTTCTGATGCAAGTACATCAGCAAAAGGTGTTGCTAGTTTTTCTTCTGACAATTTTTCAGTATCATCTGGTGCAGTAACAATAAAAACTGGTGGTGTAGATAATGATGAATTAGCAGGTTCAATAGCTAATGCTAAGTTAGCTAACAGTACAGTATCTTATGGTGGAATATCCTTAGCACTTGGTGCTTCTGATTCAACTCCAGCATTTGATTTAGCAGATGCAACTAATTACCCAACATCATCTTTGAGTGGAACAATAACCAATGCTCAACTCGCAGGTTCTATCGCTAATGCAAAACTTTCAAACTCATCTATAACAGTTTCAGATGGCTCTAGTTCTACTGCTACTGCATTAGGTGGAACAATCACATTTTCAGGAACTTCTAATGAAGTAGAGGTTGCTGAAAGTAGTGGAACAATAACAGTAGGATTACCTTCTACAATAACTGTAAATGTTACAGGTAATGTTTCTGGTAGTTCTGGTTCTACAACAGGTAATGCAGCAACTGCAACAGCTTTAGCAACAGCAAGAAACATTGGTGGTGTATCTTTTGATGGAACAGGTAATATTGATTTGCCTGGTGTTAATTCAGCAGGAAACCAAAATACATCAGGAACAGCAGCAGATTTATCTGCAACTTTAGATGAAACTAAAGGTGGAACTGGACTAACCAGTTACGCAGCAGGAGATATTCTTTATGCTAGTGCTAGTAACACATTAGCTAAACTAGCTAAAGGTTCGGCAACAAATGTATTAACAATGAACTCTGGTGCAACAGCTCCAGAATGGGCTGCTTCTGGTGCAGGTGGTAAAATATTACAAGTAGTAACAACAGGTGCATTAACAGGAAACTCAACAACAGGTTATCAATTAGAAGCAACAGCAGCTTCTTATTCTGATGTTCCAGGATTTACTGTTGATATAACACCAGCAGCAACTTCAAGCAAAGTTTTAGCTATTGCTTCTATACAGACTTGGGGAACAGATAGTTCAGGAAGAATAAAGATTGTTCAAGATGCAAGTGGTAGCTTTGCAGATGCTCTTATTTCTCCATCTTTAAGTGATGCTTCAGTTGGTGGTATGCAACATAGTTTAGTCGTAGTAATTAGTCCTAGCACAACCTCAGAATTTACAGTTAAACTTCAAGGGTACTCTAATCAAAGTGGTGGTGGTAGTAATAGGTTTAGGATTAATTGGTATGAAAGTCAAGGTACTCTAACACTTATTGAGATAGGAGCATAATGAAATACAAGCCAGAATTAAGTGATGCAATAATAGCCTTAGTAGGAGATTGTGATTTTGCAACAAATGGGAAAGAAATTCTTTTTTGGAAAGAGGGAAATCCAACTCAACCTTCTGCTGAAGATTTAGCCACAAAACTTACAGAATTAACAACAGCTTGGGAAGCCTACCAAGAACCAAGGAAAAAAGAATACCCCTCAATAGCAGACCAGCTTGATGACCTCTACCACAATGGATTAGATGGTTGGAAAGCTACTATCAAAGCAACAAAGGACAAGTATCCTAAACCTTAATTATGGATTACTTTATAGGATTTCTCGCAGGGTTTTATTGGTATAAGTTTGTTAAGTACCTAAGAAGGATCTCTGACAACTTTGCAATCCAAGAACACGAATGGGATTGGTTCTATTCTGATGACAACAAATGACACTAAAAGA